GCCATTGCACCTCCTAACGGGGGTGCTTTTTTAGCACTTCCAGTAGTTGACATAGAAAAAGTTAACAAAAGAGGAAGGCCACGCAAAAATGATTAAACCACTAAGAGACAAGATATTTGTCAGACCCGAAAAACGCATTAAATCAGAACTTTGGATACAAAGTGCAGAAGCTGATACAGTAGGTTATGTAACTGCTGTTGGTGATGAAGCTGAAGCAGAAGGTCTAAAAGTAGGTGATAAGATTTACTTTGGCACACTAGCCAAGGATTACAAAGACGAGTATTTAAAATACACCAACTTTAAAAACAATGACGAAAATCTCATTGTAATGAGTTGGCAGGACGTTTGTTTTGTTGAAGAACAGGAGTAAACATGGCAACTGGACTTTACGATAATATTCACAAAAAACAAGAACGCATAAAACGTGAAAAAGCCGAGGGTAAACCCGTAGAAAAGATGAGAAAGCCTGGTTCTAAAGGCGCACCAACTGCGGAAGCGTTTAAAAATTCCGCAAAAACATCTAAAAAATGAAGAAATACAGAAAATTAATTAATAACACAATTGCTTTTCTGTACATGGATGCTCTTTTCTTTCATCAAGTTGGTGATGATAGAAATGTTTATATATGTCTTTTTCTAATTGAACGATATAAAGATTTATTGGAGTTGTAATGGCTACAAAAAAACACGACAAACCAATTGAACACAAAACAACTGGTAAAGGAAAGACATATAACCCGACAGAAAAAGGCGCAGGCATGACTGCAAAGGGTCGTGCTGAATACAACGCTAAAAACGGAAGTCATCTTAAAGCACCAGCTCCAAACCCAAAAACTGAAAAAGATAAAGGGCGTAAAGCTAGTTTTTGTGCAAGGATGGAGGGAGTTGTTAAAAACGCTAAAGGACCCGCTGAACGGGCTAAAGCATCATTGAAGAACTGGAATTGTTAATGCCACTTATCAAATCTACTAAAAAAGAAGCGTTTAAAAAGAATATTGAAACTGAAGTTAAGGCGGGTAAACCTGTTAAGCAAGCAGTTGCAATAGCTTATAACGAAAAGAGAGAAGCTCAAAAAAAGGCAAAAAAGAAGTGAAAATTGAGCAATTTAAAGTTGATGAGTTGATACCATACGTCAATAACTCAAGAACACACACAGATCAACAAATTGCACAAATAGCATCATCTATCAAAGAATTTGGGTGGACAAACCCCATCTTAGTTGACGGGGATAAGGGCATTATTGCTGGACACGGGCGTGTACTTGCCGCTAGAAAGTTGCAAATGGACAAAGTGCCTGTCATTCAATTGGCTCATTTAACAGAAAATCAAAAAAAAGCACTCATTATTGCTGACAACAAACTTGCATTAAATGCGGGTTGGGACATAGAAGTATTAAAAATCGAGTTGTCTGAGCTATCAGCGATGGAAATTGAATTAACAGGTTTTAGCGCAGGTGAGCTAAAAGGATTATTTGATGAAGATGAAGACAACGAAAAATCTGGCGAAATGGATTTAAATGTTGGCTACGAAATAATTGTTGAATGTATCAGCGAATATGAGCAACGAACTTTGCTAGAACGACTGACAGAACAAGGTTTTAAATGCAAATCGATGCTCCGTTGAAAGCAAAAATAACAAGACAGTCTCCGATTGTCAGATCAGGGCGTGTATTGCAATTAGAGGGTATGTTTGACGTATCGCCTAATGAATCTAGCAAACTATCATGGGACGTTAATTTACCTTTGCATGAACATGATTGGAATATCGGGCTAATAGTTGGTCCATCAGGGTGTGGTAAATCAACAATTGCTAGGGAATTGTTTGATGATGCTTATGTACATGGTTTTCAATGGGATGAGAAAAAGGCATTAATCGATAATTTCCCAGACAAAATGAGCGTGAAAGACATTACGTTAATGTTATCAAGCGTTGGTTTTAGCTCACCCCCTAGCTGGTTACGACCATTTGGTGTTTTATCGAATGGTGAGCAATTTAGGGCAACAATTGCTAGGGCATTGGTAGAAAAGCCCGAATTATGCGTAATTGATGAATTTACATCAGTTGTAGACAGAACAGTTGCAAAAATAGGCAGTACAGCTATTGCTAAGACTGTTAGACGGCAAAAGGGCAAATTTATCGCTGTCAGTTGTCATTACGACATTGAGGAATGGTTAGACCCTGATTGGGTTTATGATCCTGCTCAGGACAAGTTTCAATGGAGGTTGGTTCGGCAACGACCAAAAATTAAACTACAAATCTGCCGTGTTCCGCATCAATGTTGGCAGTTATTCTCAAAACATCACTATTTAACAGCATCAATCAATCATTCTGCTGTGTGTTTTGGCGCATTTGTAGATGGTCAATTGGTCGCTTTTGATGCTTGGTTACCCTTTGTAGGACGATTAGCGCATGGACAAGCTAAAAGGGGTCACAGAACAGTTTGTTTGCCTGATTTTCAAGGCGTAGGCATTGGTAACGCACTATTTGAACAGGTAGCATCAATGTGGCGAGGATTAGGTTATAGAGCGTTTAGCGGTACGGGACATCCAGCGGAAATAGCAAAAAGAATCAAATCACCCAACTGGAAAATGACAAAAGCACCATCTAGACACGCAAAAGGCAATCACAATGTTGATAAAACTAGAGCTACTAACCGAATGGTTGCATCTTTTGAACACATAGGGAAACCGATGAATCGTGAAGATGCTCAAAAAATGTTAAACGCATGGGCAACAATCTGAACCCAGTTTGGTTAGCAAAATACTTTGGATTTGAACTAATAGACTACAACAGAGCTGGAGACAGTCTTTTAATAGCATCAGGGTGCGGAATAATGATGAGCGTCATGGACAACGTAAAACGCTTTAGATACGCAATTGATATAGACACGTTTAGAGAACTTAACAATAGAGTGCCGCAAATGTTAAGTGCTTTAGATCAGAACTGCAACTTTAACCTAATAGGCATTGTGGGCTGGTTTACTCTAGATAAACCTGACGCATTGATAGATGCACAAACAAGAATCAAAAAAGCTAGTTGCTTAACATATTCGGGTAACTACGGGGTTTTCCAAAATGAGACAAAAACATTAGCTGAATTCATTGAAAAAGCCACAAATATTAATACTTTATCCTACCCCACAGAAAATCTTAACTAATTGATTTCATTTGGTTTATACTAAATCGGTGTTAAACACTTACTGTCTATAAAAAGATGTTAGAACATCAGCCCAATGAAAAGACAAAAGCCACGGTGCAACAAGCATCAGGCTTAGGTTTGCCACACGATCAAATAGCGGCATTGATTGGAATAAGTGACAAAACATTACGCAAGCATTATCCAATTGAATTGGCATTAGGCAAAGCACAAGCAAGCGCATCTGTGGCTAAGTCGCTTTACAACAAAGCAATCAAAGGCGATACAACAGCTCAGATTTGGTGGACAAAAGCACAAATGGGCTGGGGCGAAACCAATAAAACGGTATTACAAAACCCTGATGGCACAGCAATAGAAGGTTTTAAGATTATATTTAAAGACGCTAATGAATCTAGCTGAAATTGAATTTCCATTAAAACTGCAATGTTTGTTCAAGCCTGCACGATATAAAGTGCTGTGGGGAGGCCGAGGAGGCGCTAAATCATGGGGTATTGCTCGAGCATTGTTGATCATAGGGACAAATAGACCCATTCGTGTGCTTTGTGCCCGTGAATTTCAAACTTCAATCAAAGATTCTGTACACAAATTGTTAAGTGATCAAATTGTCAACATGAATTTGACAGAGTTCTACGAAGTGGTTGATCGCACAATACGGGGTAAAAATGGCACAGAATTTAATTTTATTGGTCTAAAAAACAATGTTGCTAATGTCAAATCATATGAAGGCGTTGATATTTGCTGGGTAGAAGAAGCGCAAAGCGTATCTGCTCGATCATGGGATGTGTTAATTCCTACAATTCGTAAAGAAAAAAGCGAGATTTGGGTAAGTTTTAACCCAGAATTGGCAACTGATAACACATATCAACGATTTATATTGAATTCACCCGAAAACGCCGTTGTTCAAAAAATCAATTGGTCTGATAACCCGTGGTTTCCGGAAACATTAAAGCTGGAAAAAGATGCGTTAAAAGCCCGTGATCAAGAAGCGTATAACACGGTATGGGAAGGCATTTGTAGGGTTACAGTTGATGGCGCAATATTTGCTAAAGAAATGCAAATGGCCGAATTAGAAGATCGTATAACAAAAGTCAATTATGATCCTATGAAACCCGTTCACGTTGTATTTGACTTAGGATGGTCAGATGCAACAGCTTTGTGGTTTGTGCAATTTATTGGTATGGAAACCCGTTTAATACGATATTTTGAGACAAGCCAAGAAACTATCAGCGCAATATTGGCCAAAATGCAAACATTTGGTTACATTTACGACACATTATGGTTGCCACATGATGCTGAAAATAAAACATTAGCGGCGGCAGGACGATCTATTGAGGAAATTGTCCGATCATCAGGCTACAAAACCCGTATTATTCCAAGAACACCAGTTGCAGACAGCATCAATGCGGCAAGAACAATATTCAGAAATTGCTGGTTTGATAGAGATAATTGCACAGATGGGCTACAATGCCTACGACACTATCGTTATGAGGTTGATCCCGATACAAAACAATTCAGCAGAAACCCGCTACATGATCAATATTCTCATGGCGCAGATGCGTTTAGGATGCTAGGATTGATGATACAAGAACCAAAGAAGATGGTCGTCAAAAAACCCGTTTATGAACCTGCTAATTGGATGGGATAAATATGTCCGAAAATCAAAGCGATTTTGACCCTCGTATTGACGAGGCTAAACAATTCCTAAAATTAGCCAACGATGCTGACACAAACAATCGTGCCGAAGCGTTGGAAGACTTGAAGTTTGCTTCTGGTGACCAATGGCCTGTTGAGATTCAAAATAGTCGTAACCTAGAAGCCCGTCCTTGCCTCACCATCAACAAGATT